CCTGGAATGAAGGGCTCATATTAAACGCAGCAGGGTTTGAGAACCCTTACTACATGAAGGATTAGGAGGACAATTCTTATGAAACTCTCAAAACAACAAATTCAACAACAACGCGAAGCAATCGACGCTTTATATGAACTTGTAAAAGATGCGCCAGCTAGTGAGCGTAAAGATTCTGCTATGGCATACTGCGAGGGATGTATCGCAGCGTGTGATTTAGGGCTTAAGGTGCTTAATGGTAAAAAGACCGAAGCACCTGAGACTGAAGAGCCTGTAGTTGAAGCTACTCCGGCGGTAGAAGCTACGGCCACTACTGAAGAGAAACCTAAACGTAAACGTACTACCAAAAAGAAAGAAGAACCTGTAGTGGAAGCTCCAGCAGTTGAGGAAACTCCTGAAGAAGATGATTTAGACGATTTGTTATAAGAGGAAGGATAGCGCCTTATGAAGGTCTTATTCAATCTACAAGTACAACAGCTGTACGACCTAGTGCGGCGCAAACAAGTATCACCTTTTAACCCTGCGAGCCATTACCATGTGGCTTGCGGACACTCCTTTGCTAACCTTTGGCCTATGGAGTCTAACGGATTTGGAATAGTGCCTTGCAGGGAATCAGATGAGTTCTATTGCCCAAAATGCGGCGAGTTGATCCACGCTAAAGGGTTTACTGCGGAAGTTGGATATAGCGCCACCGTTCCTTTATCCCTGGACCTATCAATTATAGATAGGGGCGATAAACTGGACGTGCAATTTGAATACGATACGGTGTATGCCGACGGCGATACAGGGATGATATATAAAGGTTATAAATCTCATGCCATCGATGTGGTACGGTTCGACTTCAAACAAAGAAAAACCTTTATCATACTTAAGAAACGCTCACGCAGTGATGTCGTCGAAGAATCGACGGTTTCCCCTACGCGTTTAAGCAACAGCCCTTTATCATTAGAGTGGTTTGTAGCCACGCCTGACTGCAGGTTACATAATCACCAAGAAGAGCTGAAACGTTTCGCCAAGGTGCTAAAAGAAGTGTTCTTCGAGAAGCTTTCAAAGGCAGTAGGGTATAAAGTTAAATCTATTAGACAAGGCGTACAGGTATCTAACAAGTACGGAGCTCTAGATAACCTACTTCATAACTTAGTATGGAAATTACAAGCTCCGGATGCACCGGCTATCAATGATAATCTTAAACGAGACTATGATGACTTCTATAATCGGAAATTCCCTAACGAGACCATCGGCATGGGAAATGTGTTAGAAATAACCACAAAAGGTGAATCATTTGTACAAGCCTTAATTAAGGCGCACAACTTGCCTGACGCTAGATGGGTTCGACGGTTACTGCACGATAGACCTTTCTTCTACGCAAAGATCATCAAAGTTATGTCTACGTTATTTAAGAACAAGGACTATCAAAAGGCTATGGTCGATGTTGTTAAAGATAACGCTGATAATACAAGTTATATTCAGTCTTGGCCTTTATGGCGTGATGACCGTGATTTATCTGTCATTCGTAAGTTTGTTAACATCCTTAGCCATCAATACGGTGAGCGCCAGGCGTTCTTATTCATTAGAAATGCGCCTTCCTATCACGATATCAGAGATACAGCTAGTATGTATTTTGAGTTATCGAGAAGTCGCCGTAAAGAGGTATGGGGTAGTCGCATCCAGGTGCGAAGCCTACATGACACCATTACAAGAATGCAAAAGTTCGACAAAGTAGAAGACGAAATCGTACAGCAACGTAAAGCACATCGTGTGCTAGCTGATACGGTTAACGGCTATCGCTTCATGGCGATAGGTTCTACTCACGGCATCATTGATATGGGTATTCAGCTTAATAACTGTGTTAGCTCCTATATCAAAAAAGTAAAAGCTGAAACGTGTGCTATCGTAGGTGTCTATAAATGTAACGAGCCTGTAGCGTGTATCGAGGTTAATCCTGTTAATGATGCGGACGACTTCGTAGAGATACACCAGGCTAAACTTAAAAACAATCGTGGCGTGTATGAAGACCACGATATCAACGGAGCTGTAACACAGTGGGTAACATCTCACGGCTTATGCGTTCCGGCGTATGTACGAGATATCCAGTTTGCGAAGGGAGGAGCGATGTAATATGGATACACAAATCATCATAGCTACGGGCAGAAGTCGCTCCGCCCGTAGCTGGAAGTCTCAGAAAATGGCTTGGAGTGCTTTGGCCAACAAATTGGCCGAGCCTACTGTAACGAATGAAACGGCTGCTGAATATGCCAAGATGTCTAAAGCTGATCAAGGCCAAAAGAAAGACGTCGGTGGTTTTGTAGGTGGCTATATTCCTAAAAATGGTAGACGAGTAAGGGGCTCTGTTAAAGAGCGGTACTTGATTACTCTTGATGCGGATAACCCTAGTGAGGACTTTCTATTAGACCTCGACATGGAATTAGGTGGGATGGAGTACGTACTCTACAGTACACATAGTCACACGGATACTAATCCACGCTATCGCGTAATCATCCCTGTTGATAGAGCGATGCAGCCTGATGAATACCAAGCAGTCTCAAGACGAATTGCTGATAATATCGGGATTGAGTCTTTTGACCCGTCCACGCACCAAGCTGAACGGCTTATGTATTGGCCAAGTTGTCCAAAGGATGTCGAGTATGTATATCAACGAGGCGAAGGCAACCTAGTATCTGTTGATCAATGTCTAAGCACATATCGTGACTGGCGGGATACGAGTCTTTGGCCAACATCTGATAAGGAATCACAAATTCGCCTTGATGCAGCCAAAAAGCAAGGTAACCCGTTAGAGAAAAAGGGTTTACTTGGTGCCTTTTGTAGATGCTATAGTATCACGGAAGCGATAGAAAAATTCCTTCCTGGAGTGTATGAGCCGACACAAGTTGAGGGCAGATACACATATACGGAAGGCAGCTCAGTCGGCGGTTTAGTTATTTACGATAACGACGCCTTCGCTTACTCCAACCATGCGACTGACCCAATCAGCGGTAAGCTCGTTAATGCATTTGACCTGGTTCGCATTCACTTATTCGGCGCCAAAGATATTGGCGAAGACCCTGCAACTGCAGTGACTAAATTACCAAGCTATAAGGCTATGATAGACTTCGTCAACGAAGACGGCGCAGCACCAATCCTGCTCGATAAGGAACGTATGGCAGATATGGAGTTTGAGGATATCACAGATGAAGAAGAGGACTTTTTGTCAAAGCTAAAGCGTGATAAAAACGGTACGCCTGAATCTGATGTATTCAACTGTTTAGTAGTACTTAAACATGACCCTGCATTAAAAGGTAAAATCCGTCTTGATGAATTCGCGCATCGGTTAGTCGTGATTGACGATTTGCCTTGGCGGGGTAAGGATGAAACCCCTTACTGGACGGATACGGACGATGCGTGCCTGCGTAACTACTTCGCTACAAAATACCTTATCAAGGGTAAGGGCATTATCGACGACGCTCTCCAGGAAGTAACGCAAGATAATAAATTCCATCCGGTACGCCAGTACTTAACTGGTTTAACTTGGGACGGTGAATGTAGAGTCGATACTCTATTTATCGATTACATCGGCGCTGAAGATACCGATTACATTCGAGCAGTTACTCGGAAGTGGATGTGCGGTGCTATCGCACGAGTAATGGAACCTGGCGTTAAGTTCGATACAGCGATTGTGTTATATGGCTCTCAAGGGCTTGGTAAATCATTAATACTGGAGCGGTTAGGACGTAAATGGTTCAACAACTCACTCGTTGACATCAAAACCAAAGATGCCCTTGAACAAATTCAGGGCTCATGGATCAACGAACTCGCTGAACTTGCACCGACCTACAAGAACGATAACGAAATCGTTAAGGCCTTTATCAGCCGTACCTCTGACCGGTTCCGTTCACCTTACGGTAGACGGACAGAAGAGTATCCACGCCAGTGTGTATTCGCCGGTTCTACTAATAATCTTATGTTCTTAAAGGACCGCACCGGTAACCGCCGATTCTGGCCAATCACTGGTGATAAGGACCGCAAGACTAAGAACGCCTGGGAGTTGTCAAAGGATGAAATTGACCAATTATGGGCGGAAGCGTTCACGTATTGGGCAGAAGGTGAACCTCTTGTATTAGAGGGTGAACTTGAAGAGGAAGCTCTTAGAATCCAACTATCGCATACTGAAGGCGGTGAACTCGTAGGACTCATTGAGGAATACCTCGAAATGCTACTTCCTGAAGCTTGGGAGACAATGGATATCTATGACAGACGGGATTACGTTGCTAATTACGGCGATGACGATCATTGTGGTTCAGTGCAGCGGGAACGAGTGTGTGCCCTTGAGATATGGTGTGAAGTGCTTGGCGGGGACAGGAAGAACCTGCAGAACGCAAAGGCAAGAGAGATTATTGACATCCTGCAGTCAACGCCAGGCTGGAACCCGTATACAAAAGGAACAGGAAAGGCACGTTTTGGCAGGCTTTATGGTCCGCAGAGAGCGTTTATAAAGGAAGGCACCGACCTCCTATCAATGTATAAACGCAATCATGGTAAGTAGGTGTGTCCAATTATTTGAGGTGTGTCCAATTATTTAATAGGCACGAATGTTCGTAAAAATAATTATTCAACCCTATACATCGATGAATTTTGATATAGTGCAATAATTGGACACACCAAACACGCTTGGACACACTAATCGGACACGGGCTAAAAGCAGATAACTGCTAATCTAAATGGTAATATGTATCTAGTG